GACGAAGAGACCGGCATCGCGTTGCCATACGTAGTTACCCTAATCAAAGGAACAAACAGCATTCTGGCCATCCGCCGGAACTGGAAAGAAGATGACCCACTCCGACTCAAACGACAACACTTCGTTCACTATCAATACATCCCGGGTTTTGGAGCTTACGGCTTTGGCCTTTTCCACCTCATCGGTGGATACGCAAAGTCAGCCACCAGCATCATTCGCCAGTTGGTTGATGCAGGAACTCTCTCAAACCTGCCCGGAGGACTGAAGTCCCGTGGCCTGCGCATCAAGGGAGACGACACCCCCATCGCGCCCGGTGAGTGGAGAGACGCAGACGTAGGCTCAGGCAACATCCGCGACAGCATCCTGCCCTTGCCATACAAAGAACCGTCAATGGTTCTGTCTGGCCTGTTGGACAAGATCGTGGACGAGGGCCGTCGCTTTGCCGCAACAGCCGACATGAAAGTGTCGGACATGAGCGCCCAAGCGCCTGTGGGCACCACACTAGCCTTACTCGAGCGCCAGCTCAAGATCATGTCTGCTGTGCAGGCACGTATGCACTACAGCTTCAAACAAGAGCTGAACCTGCTGGCCGACATCATCAAGGACTACACAGACCCTGACTACGACTACGACCCAGACAGCGATGCCCCACGCAAAGCCAAACGGGAAGACTACGCCCACATTGACATCATCCCCGTGAGCGACCCCAACGCGGCCACCATGAGCCAGCGCGTTGTCCAGTACCAAGCTGTGATCCAGATGGCACAGATGGCTCCGGAGATTTACGACCTGCCCAAGCTACACCGTGGGATGCTTGAGGTGCTGGGTATCAAGGATGCCGACAAGCTCGTGCCCTTGCCTGACGACCAGAAACCTCGTGACCCCGTGGCCGAGAACATGGCGGTTCTCAAGGGCGAGCCTGTCAAGGCGTTCTTCTACCAAGACCATGAGTCCCACATCAAGGTGCACATGTCCGCGATGCAAGACCCCATCGTCATGCAGTTGATCGGCCAGAACCCCAAGGCTCCGATGATTCAAGCAGCCATGATGGCCCACGTTGCAGAGCACGTTGGCTACGCATACAAGCTCAAAATCGAGCAACAGTTGGGTATGCCCCTGCCACCAGAAGACGAGAAGTTGCCACCTGAGATCGAGATTCAGTTGTCAGCCATGATGGCCCAAGCTGCGCAGCAGGTTCTCCAACAGAGCCAAGCTCAGGCCGCACAACAACAGGCTCAGCAACAACAGCAAGACCCGTTGATTCAGATGCAGCAGCAAGAGTTGCAGCTCAAGCAACAAGAGTTGCAGCTCAGACAGCAGGAAGTCCAAGGCAAGTTGCAGATCGAGCAACAACGCTTGCAGATGGACGGCATGGCCAAGATGGAACAGGTTAAGCAAGCCGACAAGAAAATTCAAATGGACGGCATGGCCAAGATGGAACAGGTTAAGCAAGCCGACAAGAAAATTCAAATGGACGCATTGGCCAAGGCTGGCCAACTCAAGCAAGACAAGGCTCGCCAAGAATTTGAAAACAAGAAGTTGCAAGTGGATGCCCTGAATAAAGCAGGTCAACACAAGATGCAAAAAGCCCAGCTTGCAAATCAAGCTGCACAACAAAAGGAGAAACCTGAACAATGATTGAAGAATTCGCACGCGTATTGCGCGAACAAATACGCACCGACATGAACAACTACGCCGATGACTTGGCTGGTGGGATGTGTCGCAATTTTGACGAGTACCAAAAACTTTGCGGAGTCATTCAGGGTCTGGCCACCGCAGAGCGCTATCTAATCGACCTTGCAGAGAGAGTGGAGAAAGCCAATGAGTGAACTCGTTCTAGAACCGGGGCAGTACGCCCTGCTTGAAGCAATCCAACCCGTCGATGCGCCTGATGAAGGTGCAGATGATGCAACCAAAGCCACGATGCTGCCATCCCCTACGGGTTGGAAGTTGCTGTGTGCTGTACCAGAGGTCGATGAAAAGATCGCTGGCACCAGTCTCGATTTGGTTCGAGATGCCACAACCATGAGACAAGAAGAAAGCGCCACAACCGTTTTGTTCGTGTTGAAGGTTGGCCCAGACGCGTACAAAGACCAGACCAAGTTCCCCGGTGGCCCGTGGTGCAAGGAAGGCGACTTCGTGCTCGTGCGTACATATTCCGGTACGCGCTTCAAGATTTTCGGAAAAGAGTTTCGACTGATTAACGACGATCAGATTGACGCTGTTGTGCAAGACCCTCGCGGACTCACCCGCGCATAAGGAGTAGGAATGTCAGAACCATACAAGTTCCCCGACGAAACCGAAGTTAATGTCAATGGCAAAAATGTCAATGTGACAGAACAAGAGGATGACGTTGAGATTGAAGTCATTGACGATACGCCTGTCCAAGACCGTGGTCGCAGACCACTGGACAGGGAAGTTGAAGACCCAACCGACGACGAGATTGAAACCTACACCAGAGGTGCGCAGGATCGAATCAAGGAATTGACTCATGCCCGTCACGACGAGCGTCGGGCCAAAGAATCCTTGGCTCGTGAGAAGCAAGAGCTGGAGCGTCTTGCACAGCAAGTGTTAGAGGAAAACCAACGCCTCAAACAATACGTCAATACAGGGACAGCGCAGTACACCCAGATGGCTCAGACCGCAGCAGGTGCGGAGTTGGAGAAAGCTCGGCGGGAGTACAAGGCTGCACAGGAAGCGTTTGACACTGACGCCATTCTGGCCGCGCAAGAAGCGTTGCTGGAAGCCAAAATGAGAGTGGAGCAGGCAAGAAATTTTCGTCCGCCCCCTTTACAAACGCATGAAGTTGATGTACAACCCCGTTATCAAGAACCCCAACAGGTTCGAGCCGACGAAAAAACCTTGCGCTGGCAAGCCAAAAACCAGTGGTTCGGCTCAAACGGGTTTGAAGAAGTTACCAGCTTTGCACTAGGGCTGCATCAAAAACTAGTCAACTCAGGAGTCGATCCTCGCACCGATGAGTATTTCGAGCAGATTGATGCTCGCGTGAAGTCAACGTTCCCCGAAATGTTTGGTGGTTCGGAAGACAGGCCAAGGAACGGCAATGCTCCAAGAAAGCCTGCGGCAGTGGCAGCGCCAGCGACACGTTCGTCTGGAGCTAAAAAGATCCAATTAACGACGACCCAACTAGCGTTGGCTAAGAAGTTTGGATTAACCCCGCAGCAGTATGCTGCTCAAGTAGCAAAATTGGAGAATTGAAATGGCTGAAAACCGTACCCCTCGTGACAACGTCTCACGCGATAAGCAAGCTCGTGCTGTATACGTACCGCCGACTGCACTGCCCGATCCGACACCTGAACCCGGATATGTCTACCGTTGGGTAGCCACACATGTCTTGGGTCAGCACGAACCAACCAACGTGTCACGTAAGTTTCGCGATGGCTGGGAGCCGGTGAAAGCAGCAGACCATCCTGAGTTGATGATTACTGGTAGTGAAAAGACAGGAAACGTCGAAATTGGTGGACTCATGCTTTGCAAGATGTCTGCCGAAAAAGCGCGTTCTCGGGACGACTACTACGACCAGCAAGCTCAGAACCAGATGGAATCAGTGGATAACCACTTCATGCGAAACAATGATTCGCGTATGCCTTTGTTTGCTGACCGCAAGTCAACAACCAGTCGCGGCGCGGGTTTTGGTTCAGGTTCAAAGTAAACAAGGAGTCTCTAAATGGCATCTACAGCTACCCCCTACGGGCTAATCCCCGTAAATCGTAATGACGGCATGCCCTATGCTGGCGCTACGAGTCAGTTCTTGATTGACCCCGCTGGTGAAGGCACAAACCTGTTCTACGGGCAAGTTGTCATCATCGGTGCTGATGGTTACATCGCTTTGTCTACCGCTACTGGCGCAGACTTAACTACCAACAACCTCGGTGGCAACACTTTGGGTGCTTGGGGTGTGTTCGTTGGTTGCTCTTACGTTAACGCGCAAGGCCAAGTAATCTACGCTCAGTACTACCCATCTGGCACAACTGGTGTGGTGACTGCATACGTTATCACCGACCCCAATGTGACTTTCCAAGCACAGTTGGACGGCGTTGCTGACCAGTCAGACCTCGGTGCAAACACTTTCTTTGCTGCTGTGCAGTCCACTTCTACAGGTAACACCCGTACAGGTAACTCAACCAGCGCATTGGAGTCAACCACTGTCGCTACCGCTGCCGCGTTCAAGATCATTGGTTTTGCTTCCCCAATTACCGATGCTTTCCCAGACGTGTTGGTTAAGTTCAACCCCGGCGCACACGCCTACACCAACGCCGTTGGCATCTAAGGAGCACATAAATGGCTATTTCACGCGCACAACTACTCAAAGAACTGCTCCCCGGCTTGAACGCTTTGTTCGGCATGGAATATGCACGTTACGGCGAACAACACAAAGAGATCTACGAAACAGAGAAATCTGAGCGTAGCTTTGAAGAAGAGACCAAGCTGGCTGGCTTTGGTGCAGCACCTGTCAAGAACGAAGGCTCAGCCATCGCTTACGACAATGCACAAGAAGCATTCACCGCCCGCTACAACCACGAAACCATTGCTTTGGGTTTCTCAATCACTGAAGAAGCGGTTGAAGATAACTTGTACGACAGCTTGTCTGCTCGCTACACCAAAGCCTTGGCCCGTGCGATGGCCTTCACCAAACAAGTTAAGTCCGCTTCCGTCATCAACAACGGTTTCAACGGCTCTTACTTGGGCGGCGACGGTGTCACCTTGTTCGGTAACAATGCTTCCAGCGTTCGCGTTGGTCACCCACTGGTCAACGGTGGCGTGAACTTCAACAGCCCCTCCGTTGGTGTGGACTTGAACGAAACCTCTTTGGAAAATGCCGTGATTCAAATCGCTGCATGGACTGATGAGCGTGGTCTGTTGATTGCCGCCAAGCCTCGCAAGATGGTTATTCCTCCTTCACTGATGTTCGTTGCCAAGCGTTTGCTTGACACCGAACTGCGCGTCTCTACTGCTGACAACGACATCAACGCGTTGAAGCAAATGGGCGTAGTGCCAGAAGGCTATACCGTCAACAACTTCTTGACCGACACAAACGGCTGGTATTTGATTACCGACGTTCCAAACGGCATGAAGCATTTCGAGCGTATGCCTTTGGCTAACTCGATGGACGGCGACTTTGATACCGGCAACGTCCGTTACAAAGCTCGTGAGCGTTACAGCTTCGGCTGGTCTGATCCTCTCGGTATGTGGGGTTCAGCAGGCGCGTAAGCGACTTGAGAAAAGGGGGCTAGCGCCTCCTTTTCTTTTGCTGTATATTCAAACCATTCCGGGGTTTTCCGGTGTATCTGACAGTCCCGGCTGACGACATGCAGACAGATACGCCCCACTTGCATGTAAGGAAAAATCATGGCAAATACCACGTTCTCCGGCCCAGTCATATCTCAAAATGGCTTCATCTCCGGAACAGCTTCCAGCCCCGTCGTTGAGACTACTGCGGGCAATATCTCCGAGTCATACGCCACCACTTCAGCTACTACAGGCGATACACGCCTGTCGTACAACCGCTTGGAATTTACTTCCACCGGTTCTGGCGAAACCATTCGCGCATTGACACGAGTCACAGGCGCTGGTGCAGCTACTGGCGGTACTGTCAACGGTGCACACGTTAGTTTGAGCATCAACGGTTCTGGCACTATTTCTGGTGCAGGTAACGCTCTTCGCGCTACTTTGGGTGGTTCTTCTACCAACCCCGGCGGCACAATTGCAGCTATCCAAGCTGATTCTGACTTTGCTTCTGGCGGCACTTGGACAAATGCTTCGTTCATCCGCTTCACAAACAGCGGTACAGGCACTGTTGCAAACTTGTTCAATGTGCCATCAGGCATGGTCACGGCCAACACCCAAGGCGCAGCTACAAACTCGTTGAAGATTGTGGACAGCGCAGGTACTGCGTACTACATCATGTTGACTACGACCAACTCATAATGCAGATCACCAAGGAATTCTTGGAGACTGAGATCCGTGACCTTGAGACTGAAGCACAGAAAGCCCAAACCTTTTTGATTCAATCTCAGGCCACGATCCAAGCGTACAAGATGCT